CCGCCTGAGTGTATCTCGGCGTTGTTTGCTGGTATCCCCAAGTCCTCCACGACTGCCCTGCCTGCGGCGCATATTGCCGATTTCTTAGAGGCCAGATACCAGGCCCCCAGAAGTCGCCGCGCAGGTTCCTTCCACCCCCGTCGGAAGCGGACAAACGACTGGCCGCAAGAGACCGGCATCGCCGCCGTGCTCTTCAGCATCGAAGTCCGCACCACCGGGGTTTCCCTAATCCCCCCTCCTCCCGCTTCGAAAAAGCTGGAATTCAGGGAGAAGAACCGCCCGTCGATCATGGTCTTGGTCGGATTAATGACCAAGCCAAACGACGCAGCGCGGCTCGCCCAGGTTGCAGCCTCACCCTTTCGGGCTCGGAAGACAATATCGTCCCCGTTAATCTTAACGGGGACCCCGGGCCGGGGTACCAAGTAGCGGAACACCAGGTAATTTGTCAAGCAGAGAAGGGGGAACGAAAGGTAGTTCCCCATCAACTGCCCCCTCCGCTGGACGGCAAGTTTGCCTCCCAGCCTTGGGTACCTGATGACCGCACGAAGCGAGCGGAGGGCATAATCCCGCACCCACACGGGCACGTACCCACAATTACGTAACACTCTTTCGAGTATCCGTTCGCTAACTTCGAGGGACAGGTTGTCTGTCGCAGACTGGTAGTCTCCGCTGACATAAACCTCACCCCTCACTTGGCGGAAGGATTGAAAACGCTTCGCTCTAGCCTCTCCTCGCAGGCACCAGTCCTGACGACTGATCAAGTCGTAAAGGATCTGGTGCAGAGGCTTGAGCACGTGGTGTCGCCATGATGCCTTGGTGACACCGCGCATCTTGGTCCCGTCGTGCACCTCCAGGAAGGTGACTTCGTGACGCCCCGGGAACGGACCCATTCCGGCGGCCATAGCCCGGAACTCGGATTCGTGTCGCCCCGCTAGGGCCCGGGCGCCGCCATCGTTCGCGGCGGCTTCCCGGCAAGATGAAGCGTTTATTACAGTCATTTCCACTGCCTTCTCGTACCCCCGGTCCCATCCCCAACCGAACATCCCGTCGATCATACGATCTACGAAGGATAGGAAGTCCGGGGGGACCGGGGTCGCACTCATTGACATGAGTCGGCAGTGGGCCTTTGAGAGTGGTCTGGGGGGCGAAGGAATTGATTTCCTCGCCAGGGATAAGGATGCCGCGATAGACATCCGCTCCCTCGCGCCCAGCCGGGATACGGCTGGCCCCAGAGTGTGTTCGCGGTTTTCAAGGAGTCCCACACAAAACTCCTTGCCATTCTTTTGAAAGGCGGCCCTTGCTTGGGACGAACTGAGGTTCACATTAAAGTGTTCCTCCAACGTCTCGACCAATCGGGCTATCGTAGGGTGGTTGTAAGGGGGGCTACGCCCCCCTCGCATTGGACACGTTTGCGTTATGCTGGTCATGACGCACGCTGTTACACCAATACGGCCTTAAGAATTCACCGAGCAGGCTCGACGAAAGCAGAAGCTGGA